GATGGTTCCAGATGTTGATGGAGCAGAACTGTATTCAAAAGATCTAGCTACATCAGCTGATTTTCTTTTATCTTCTATGGATAAATTATTTAAAATTAAAAGAATTGAATTTTTAGATAAAGTTAAGATTAGAGAAAAGAAACTTAGAGAAGGAGGTGCAGCACTACTTTCCTTAGATACAGAAACAGATTTACAAAAGCTGTATGACTTTATGTTAGAGTTTGATGAGGATGGTAACTTTACAGGGTTGTATACACAAAGAATAGGGCAACAATACTATTCACAGAAGACTGCTTTAAGAGATCAGTTATATGATATTAATGGCAAGCCAATTAAATATAGACCTGTATATTCTTTAGTTAATGCTAAACAAAAAGATCTAGACTGGAACAAACAAGTCTATCTTAAAAGAAAAGCATTTGGAGATTTTATGAATGCAGAAATTTATGAAGATGGACAACTCCGTTCTGGCAAGTATCATAAGTATACAGATGATTTCATTAAGATAAGAGCAAAGTTTGAGTACTTTCAACCTTGGTCTAATGGTGAAGGAGGCAACTGGGTAAAAAAATCAGGTGTTTCTAAACTAGCCTATGAATCATTTAGAAGAAAATATTATCAAGAACAACCATATACAAAAATGTATAAGGATGATCAAAAAGATCCTACAGGAGTTGTATTAGAAAATCAATCATATCCTTCTGTAAGACCAGAGTATGTAGAAACAAAAGATTCATATATAGATGCTAAAGGTAATGAGGTTTCTTTACTCAATAAAAAGTATGAGGCCATAATGAATCCTACTGATGCATTAGGACAAGCCAGAAAAAACTTCTATGAAATATTTATAAATGATTATGAGTCTATGCTGGATTCCTTACCTAAATCAGTGAGGAATAAGATGTTAGGTAAAGTGCCAATTATAAGAAATAACTTAGTTAGAGATCTTACAGAAAGACCACCAATATTTACAAAACTTTTCCCTAGAATGGTAAGAAGTGTTAGACAGTTTTTTACAACAACGTCAACACAAAGAATTGTTCAAGTAGATAATGATGGAAATCTGATAGATACTTTGCCTATCTATTATACTGGCTCAGCAGGGGTTGATGGTGCATTGGAGCAGGTACAGAATGAGATGGATGTGCTTAGACAAGAAAGAAAAGAAGGTAAAATTACTTTAAATGTATATGAAAAGAAAAGAGCACTGCTAGAGGCACAGTTTGCATCATTGAGAAACAAGCCTACAAAAGGTCAGCTTGAAAAAGATATGGTCAAAAGTATGATTAAGTTTAGTACAATGGCTGAGAACTTTGAAGCAATGAGTGAAATAGAAGATTCACTTCAGGCTATAATTAAGGTTATAGAGATGAGACAGTATCAAGCACCGGGAGCAGTTACCTATGTTGGTAAAATGATTGATAAGGCAAAAGGTTCTATAACAAAAGAGGTTGGTAAGAAAAACTATGATGGTTTACAAAGTAATGCAGCTAGAAGGGCTCATCATTATATGAAGATGACGTTTTATGATAATGATCAGATTACTCAAGGTGCTATAGAAAAAACTACAAACTTACTAGTAAATGCATCTTCATTAGCATATGTAGCTTTTAACGTGTTTGGTAACTTTAATAACCTTACTATTGGTCAGTTGAATAATGCAATTGAAGCAATGGGTGGTTTATACTTTACGGGACAAGGATATAAGAGAGCACAACAAGACTTTGCTTATACAGCAGTACAAGGAATAATTCAAAGAACTCCTGATGCTATAGGAGACTTTGCAGACTTTACTGGTAGAGTTGCAACTTTAAATAAAGTTAAGCTAAAGAAAGGTAATTATGATATTAAGAAGCCATTGTCATTATATGAGTGGTTATCAGATCATTATTACATGATGGATAATGATGCAGATATTAGAGAAACATTTAGTGGTAGAGAAGATAGTGGCACTCTATGGGAAAGATTTACAAGCTTTGGTTATTCATTTAACCAAGGTGCTGAGTACTATGCACAGAGTACAGTAGGTCATGCCATACTATATAGTACCTTTTTAACAGATGGTAATGAGACGTTGAGTATACGTGAAGCATGGGATTGGGATGCTGAAACTCAAACAGCAACTTTAAAAGAAGGTTTTGATACAGTTATAGATAAAAGATCTGGATTTACACAGCCTTACAATGATACTTACAGAGCAAGATTAAGAAACAGAATACGTGAAGTTAATAAGCAAATTCACGGTAACTATGCAAGAGAAGATAGAATGGTAATTCAAAATAACTTCTTAGGTATACTTATAGCACAGTTTCATAAGTGGGTTATGCCTGCATTTAGAGCAAGGTTCCAACAACAATACTATGATCAGAATTTAGGTTGGATTGAAGGTAGATACAAGTCTCTGTATAAGTTTATAAAATATATGGGTGGTGTGACTTACTATGGCAATAGAGTAATGCAAGAGCAAGGCATGGGATCATACGGAGCAAACCTAGGTGCAGGCTTTAAGGAAGCATATGGTTATACAGAAAACTTAAGCGGTGAAGAATTCTATGATGCAAATAAAGGAACCATGCTACTTAAAAATGTATACAGAACATTAGGTGAAGCATTTTTAATAATGAACTTATTTATTTTAACATCAATATTAAAAGGTGCAGATGATGATGATGAAGGATTAGAAAGAAAACTTAAAAACTTTATAGCTTATACTGCAGATAGATCTAAGCAAGAAATGGTAATGTTTGTTCCACTACCAGGACTTGGTGGATTTCAACAATTATATCAAATGGCCAAAACACCTATTGCATCTACAAGAACCTTGGGTGAACTTGGTGAAGCAATGGAGTTAAGTGTACAGACTCCTGTTAAGTGGTTAATTTTATCTGACGAAGAGTTCATGCAGGATAGCAGTATTGTTTATCAAAACAAACCAAGAAAGGGTGAATTAAAATTAGCAAAGAACTGGTATGATGTTTTACCTCTACTTTATTCAATACAAAAATTCTTTTCCTTTGAAAAAAATAATGACTTTTATATTAAATAATAAAATTAACAGGTTTAAATCTAGAAGATGCCACATATATTGTTTATATTATAGTATAAACCTTTAGGATTAAAGCATAATAAGACTAATCAATGACAACTAAATTATCTATAGTGAGTATAACAGCATTCTGTACGTACCTGTGTACGTACTTTTTTGATTTATCAATGGCAAACATGGAACAATACTTAGCTGTTTGTTCAGTATTATGGCTAGACGGAATATTTGGAGTATGGGCTGGCTGTAAAAGAGAAGGGTTTAAAACTTATAAAGCATTAAGAATTACTAGAAACACCTTTGTGTGGATAGCTATTCTGACTGTCATCCTTATGGTAGAGAGAGGTTTTGCAGGAACAGGTTGGCTATCCGAGGTGGTTGTAGTACCTTTCATGATACTACAACTTATAAGTGCTTTGAAGAATGCTTCTATGGCAGGCCTAATAAAGACAGCAGAGCTTAATAAAATTTTAGATAGAATTGACAATCACAAAGGACTTAGAAAATAGAGTCCTTTTTTAATGAGTCAATATATTTAGCTCTATCATATGCATCTTGTATTGAGTCTTGCTTAGTATAGATAATAGTTTTACCTTCATCAACATACCAGTCTAATACATCCGGATCCTTATCAGGATTATACTGTGGCTTGCAACCTAGGCAAACCAACAGTAATAATACACTAACCTTCACAACTACTACATTCTAAAATGTTTCTTGCAAAGTCTTGTGCACTACTCTTACTAAACTGATAGTATAAAGTTTTTACACCTTCTTCCCAGGCATACATATATAACTTATTTATATCTTTAGCTGAGACAGATGGATCTATCATTAAGTTTAATGACTGTGATTGATCAATATACTTTTGTCTTTGTGCTGCCTGCAACACAATCTCTTTTGGAGATATCTCTACAAATGATTTAAATACTTCTTTAGTAGGAAAGTCTAAGTGTTGAACACTACCATCTTTCTTTAGTATAGACTTCCAAGTCTTGTCTGTATTTAGACCATACTTCTCAAGCTCCTCTTCTAAAAACGGGTTCTTATAGATAGTCTTAGACTTAGCAAGATCTTTAATAAAGTAATTAGACTTGATAGGCTCTATACCCATAGATACAGCACCATGTATAAAAGAACTAGACTTAGTAGGAGCAATAGCCATAAGAGTAGTGTTAGCATATCCTTCTCTTAGAGATGTGTATCCGTAGTCATTATGCAACTCTCTAGAAGCAATCTCACTTCTGTCTTTTAGTGTTCTAAAGATTTCACTATTTAATCCTTTAGCTTGTAGTGAGTCAAACTCAAGAAGCTTAGATTGAAACAATGAGTGATACCCTAACACACCAAGACCAATTGCTCTATGTTTTTCAGCAAAGTTAAATGCTCTCTTCATGCCTGGCATAGTCTCAGATTTAATAATGAATTCATCCATTACTGCATTTAAGAAATACACATATGTTTCAATTGCATCAGTTTCTTTTATCTGATCCCAGTGTAATAAGTTAATAGACCCAAGGCAGCATACAAAAGAGTTATAACTATCTGTAGGAAGTTGAATCTCTGAACATAAGTTTGATGCTGTGATCTCCATTCCAAGTTCTTTGTAAGGAGAGTTATTATTAGAGTTGTCTTTAAACATAATATAAGGAAAGCCAAACTCACTTCTGTTCTGAATAATTTTTGCCCACACCTTACGCTTACTTTTATCTCCTTCTTTCATTTCATTCATCCACTGATCTGTAACTGTAACTCCATACTGTAAGTTTTGTATAGGGTTACCTTCTGTTCCTATGTCTAAGAACTCTGAGATGTCTGGATGTTCAACTGGTAGGTATACTGCACAAGCACCACGTCTTGCCTCAGATTGCTTGCATACATCTACTACTGTATCATAAATCTTAGCATAATGAACTGGCCCATCAGCAAAACCACCTGTAGATATTTCTGTTCCTCTTGCTCTAATGTTTCCAATAAAAGCACTTGTACCTCCCCCATATTTACTCATCATTCCAATTTCACGCCCTGCATTTAATATGCTATCTAAGTTGTCATCAACATTAGATCCGTAACAGCTTATAGGCAAACCTTTTTGTTTACCAAAGTTAATCCATACAGGAGTAGACAGAGAGTAAAACCCTCTTGCCATGTAGTCCTCAAACTTTTCTGCAAAGCCTTTTATATTCAAATACTTTTCTGCTTTTATAGCAATGTCTTTGATTCTTTGTTCAGGGCTTTCTGATATATATCCTCTTGATAAAAATGTGCGGCTATCTTCATTTAGCCAGTAGTATTTATTATATTCCATTATTGTTGGTTTATTAGAATAAGTCATCAACTGTGATGCTCTTACTTTTTTTATTATAGTCTACACTCTTTTTGTAAAAGAAGTCTCCTTCTTTGGTTCCAGTTATCTCTATGTCAAACCATTCTACTGATTTTAATATTTCTCTATCTACTTCAAAGATTGGTTTCATACCTATCTTTTCTAGAGAGTTATTAAATCTGTTTTTTATAAAGTGGTAGATAGTTTGCTTTGGTAGGAAATCTAATTCCCCTTGCTCAAAGATCCAATCTAGTATACCACATTCTGCTCTATATGCTTTTCTACATGCAGAATAAATAAGCTCCTCAAACTCTGCATCAAACCACTCAGGGTTTTCTTTTTTAATAATATTGATAATCTCAGCACCAAAGTTTCCGTGTATTTCTTCTTCTTTGCTAGTGGCCTCAACAACATTAGATATACCTTTAAGTACATTTTTTTCTTTATTGAAACTCATCATAATTAAGAACTGACTAAATAGACTTACATGCTCTATAAATAAAGAGAACAGCAATACAGACTTAGTATACATTTTATTATCTCTAGAACGTGTGCCATCTAAGTACTTTTTTAAATACTTAAGTCTACCTTCTATTGCAGGTACTTCAACTACTGATTGAAATTCTTTCTCTAATCCTAGTATTCTAAGTAGCCTAGCATAAGCATCTTTGTGTCTTACTTCTGACTCAGCAAAAGTAAAGCCTACATCACCTACTTCTGTGATTGGCATTCTCTTATAAAGATCTCCCCAAAAGGTTTTAACATTAACTTCTATTTGTGCAATAGCAAGCATTGTTTTTTTAATTACATCTTTTTCTTCTTTAGATATAGTTACCTTAAAGTCTTGTATGTCTTCTGTAAAATTAAATTCTGTATCTATCCAGTAAGAATGTCTTATAGCATCTTTATATGCTAATAGTTGGGGATACTCATAAGGCAATATATTTGTTCTAGGTTTAAAGATGTCTTTGTTCATAAGGTTATTTATTAAGGATTAAAAAGCCACACCCTGAAAAGAGTGCAGCTAGGTAAGTATAATTTAGTCAAAATTTTTTAGACAATAAAATTTATGACTTCATATTTGCATAAGTGAATGTAAAAAATATAAGACCTATCTCAATACCATTTACCCAACGGTATTCATTGTCTTCACACAGTACTTCACAATTAATAGTTTTTAAACCAAGGAGTGTCTCAGTAGGTAAAAACTCAATGCTGAATTTATTTTTAAAAATTATTGGATCTACTTTATTCATATGTTTGTTATTAAAAGATTTATAGATTTTTTTAAGAGAAATTTTGTATATTATCTATATACATTTCTGACCAACTATTTACAAATATACTATTATATTTGATTAGGTTCTTTAAAATTTGTATATTATTAGTATAGTAATGTAAATTAAAAATGATGATCAAGAAAATTTTACACGTAGTATGGACATTTAGCCTACAGGACTATTGGAAATGGGCCTGGTCTAAGACAGAAGTTGACGAAAAAGTTATTGCTGGTGCTAAAGAAACTAAGAAAAGAACTAAAGCTGCAGTAAAAGCACTTAAAGGTAAAAAGAAGTAATGAGACAAGTATGTTTATTAATACAATGGTTATCAGGTGGTAGATTATGTTTAGGGCATTGCCGTGATGGACTATGTAAAAAAACTAAAAGCAATATATAATGAACGATTGGCAATTAGAAATAGCTTTTCACTGGCCACATAATAGACTAGCCTTGGGCTGGGATTACATTGCACCAGATGAGACAGCTGATTATACTACAGTTAAACTTTACTTGCTCATAGCAACATTAACATTTGATGTATCATGAAGAAAAATAAAAAAGGTGGAGGCCTAAAAGCTCAAAAAATGACAAGACAAAAAGCCAAACTACTTTGTAAAATGGCTGAGGGTGGTGAAGCAGCAATGGATAATATTATGATGAGCTCTATGGAGCAAAAGATGACTAAAGGTGGAGATGCTAAAAGAGTTGCATCTTCTGCTGATGGCACATCAAAAATGCAGTCATATAAATTAGGTGGTTGGACCCACTCAGGAAAATAAGATATGAATATATTAACTGACATACTAAGTTTAATACAAAGAGGGAAGTTTACTAACGTTGCAGGAAAAGATGACGTTGTTGTATTAGGTATGTGGAATGAGAAACCTGAAATGACAGGTGTTGCTTCTCCTATACCATATAAGTCAGTTAAGCTGATTAAAGTTAAAGACCTTGCTTCATCTGAAAACTGCGTTAATGAGAACATCATTAAGGTAAGTGACTCTGTTGGTGTATTTAAAAAAGAAGATATAGATCCAGCAACTGGAAAGTGTACAAGCTTTTTTAGGGGTCTATATTCAATGAGCCCAAACCTTTCTATAAAACTATCAGCAGATGATGATTATATTGAGTTTGATTCAGAAGGAGAACCAAACTTAGCAGCTAATGTTGGTAGTGGTAAAAAAGTATGGAAAGATAAAGTTGGTGAGACACTTAACTTCAGAACATTAGTTGAGGGTAATGGGATTACTATTGGTGAATCAACAAATGAGATCACTATAAATGCTACAGATAATAACACAACATATACTTATACTAGTTCTCAATCAGGTGTTAATGTAGACTTAAAACTAACCGGTTCTGATGGATCATTAGGTAATGTAAAATTAGTTGCAGGTAATAATATAGTTTTATCTGACTCAGGATCAAATGAGGTAACAATTGATGCAGCTGGTGGTGGCGGTGGTGGTATGACTAGCTTCAATGTATATGATGAGAATCCAGGTGGTGCAGGACCAGGCTTTACTGTAAATGATGCAGATAATGTTTTATTTTGGGGACGTAATGGAGTAGGAACAGTAACTGGTGTTCCTTTAGGTTCAACAGCTAATCCTAAGTCAGTAGCAATAGCATTAGATCATTATTATGAATCATATGTAGGTATATTAAGCCAAGTTGGCACGGGTGTTCCAACGGAAGAAGTAAAGTATAATGATTTATCTCCAGCAAACTCATTAACTTGGACCAGATTATCAGCAGGACAGTATAGAGGAACATGGGCTACACCAATTGACTCAACTAAAGCTACTTTTGAAATATCACAAACTTTTAAAGCAGGTCCATCATTTGCTAATATAGTAAGTGTAGGCAATAACTGGATTAATGTTATATGTGGTGAGCCTTCAACAAGTGTACTTGAAGATGATAGATTGGGTGGTACAATGTTAAAAGTTAGAATTTACCCATAAAATAAATATAATGAGTGATAAAAAACCCAGAAAGAAGTTTAGAGATACCAAGGTAGGAAAGTTCCTTGTTGGTAATGGTTCTGCTATTGTAGATACAGTAGGAGATTTATTACCAGACTCTGGTGTTCTTGGTATAGTAAAGAATCTTATAGATAAAGATCCTGCTATGCCACCAGAAGACAAAGAGAAAGCTTTAAAACTTTTAGAATTAGATCAGATAGAACTTCAAGAAGTTAGTAAAAGATGGGAGTCAGACATGAAATCAGATTCATGGCTCTCTAAAAATACAAGACCTATGACATTAATTTATTTAACTGTTATTACGTCCTTGTACATTATTCTTGACTCATTAGATATAGCATTTGATATAGATGATAGTTGGGTAGAATTATTAAAGACCTTGTTAGTTACAATTTATGTAGCTTATTTTGGGTCACGTGGATTTGAAAAATATACAACAATTAATAAAAAATAAAAATTATGCAAAATAATATGAAAAATTCCTACAAGGTAGGAGGAGCTAGAAAGAAAAAAGACTCTTATGGAGATGGTGGTATGGATTATTCATACCAAAATATGTTTGCTAAAATGGGTGGTGCTATGGGAACTACAGACGTAATGGATGTAATCCAAGGTTCTAGTGAAATGCAAATGAGAAGAGGTGGCTCAGTAAAGAAAAAGAAAGGTACCAAAAAAGGTATGGTTAGAAAAACTGCACGTAGAGCATATAAAAAATAAAATATGAATAATAATAGACAACAATGTGCATGTGGAAATACACAAAGTGCTGATGGTACTTGTGATGGATCTCACTTGCTTAAAAAATAATAATCATGGCTAAAAAAATATCATTCCCAATGGGAGACGGAAAGGTAGAGAATGGGTATTTTGACCCAACTTCTATACCAGCAAAAATTCAAGCAAAAAAGAATGCAACTGCTACTGCAACTAGAATGAGACTAGCTGCACAAGGAGTTGAGATTAAACGTATGTCTACTAGAGCATCTGAACCAGTTCAATCAGAAGCTTTTAAAAATGGATATAGAAACGGTAAAAAATAAATTACTATGGCAACATTAACAGCACAACAAATAACTCAAGCGGGTATAGTACCTGTAACAGTAACTCCTGAACCAGCAGGTGATAAACTTGCAAATACAGGAAAGCAATTTTTTCATATTGAAAATGCCAGTGGTTCATCAGTAACAGCTACAGTTGTTCCTGTAGTTACTACTGTTGTAGATCCTTTGTTAGGAGTACTTACAAAAGAAGATGCTGTTTTAACATTAGCTGCTAATCAAGAAGGGTTCTTAGGACCTTTTGAAGTTGATGCTTTTAATGATGTTGATGGTAATATAACAATAACATGTTCAGGAACGGCTAGTATTAAACTATCTGCACTGTACTTATAAATAAAAAACAATGGGCTCATTATTACAAGATGTAATTGGATTATTTTCCAAGAAAAAATATGCACCAAAACCATATGATGTAAATACAGATGGTAAGGAAGATTACTTAGTTTTATCTACTAAACAAGATAGTTCTTTAAATGTTATGGCATATCTGCCTAAACTAGATCAAGAATTGATTTCAATATTTGATCTTGCTTCTGCTATCAATGGTGCAGGAAATACCACTTATGATTTTGCAAATGTGGATCTAGCTGGTAAAACTAATCTTAACCTGACTGGTTCAGATGGTACTGTAGATACAGTAAGTCTTGTTGGAAAAACAGGAATAACCGTTGTAAGTAATGGATCTGATGTAGAACTTAGTGTTACATCAGGAACTTGGGTAGAATGTACTGGATCTAATACAGCCAATGTTATCCCAATGTGGGATGGTGGTACTTGTTCTCTTGGTGAGAGTGAGCTTGTTTATGATGGTGCTAATCAATATGAATTAATCAACAATAAGAAATTTAAAGTTGCTTGGTTAAGTATGGCAGCAAACCCAGCTGTCATAGACACATCTAATGGTACAGGGTCTGTTGGTCAGGTTCTTACAGTAGGTGCTGGTAATACCTTAGAGTGGACTACAAATGGTACCGGGTCAATGTCTTCATGGAACTTAACTGCTGACAATGCTGCATCATCTGTAGTGTCAGATAATAATACAGTAGATATAGCAGGAGGTGCTAAAATAAGCACAGTAAATATTGCAAATACAGTAACAGTTAATCACGATAATACAACTAGAACAGATACTACTTCTTCTGTAACTCCTGGACCTGGTGTCCAGTTTTCTGTTATAGATACTATAGTGTCAGATGCAACAGGTCACATTACAGATGTTAATACTAAGAATGTAACAATGCCTACTATAACAGGCGTTACTAGTGTTGGTACTGATACTCCTGATACAATATCTATTGGAGGAACAGCACAAGATCCAACTGTAAACACTATTACAGGAGCAGTTGGTGATAATAATACTTGGTTAGTAACAGGAGACGATGTATATGAATATATAACTAATCTTGGTCTTGTAGAAAGTGTGACTGGTGGTGTTGGTATCAACTTAACTGGAACAGCGGCAGATCCAATAGTCAATATAGACTATGCGGGTGTAGATAATGCAATTATAGTTGCACCTACAGAAGTAATTACAGATAATGATTACTTATGGTTTAGTGATGCATCAGATAATAATATAAAGAAAGTTAAGGTTTCTGATCTACCTGATAATGCTTCTGGTGTTCAACAAATTATAGCAGGAACAAACATAAGCATTACTCCAATAAATGGACAAGGAATAGTTACAGTTAATTCAACTGATCAATTTACAGGAACAGTTACATCAGTAGATACATCTAATGGTGTATTTGTAGATGTATCAGGTGGGGTAATAACTTCAGCAGGAACCATCACAGCAGAGTTATCTGCAACAGGAACTCCTGACTCTAGTAAATATTTAAGAGGTGATAATACTTGGGCAACTATCCCGGCAGATAATGACACAACATATACTTTATCTTCTGTACAAAATTTATCTGATATAGATCTTACATTAAATGGTTCAGATGGTACATCAGATGTAGTATCAGTAATAGCGGGTACTGGTATAACATTAACAAATACTGGAAGTGATTTTAGAATTGATGGTAACATAGGAACAGTAACAAGTGTTTCATCTACAACAGCAGGAGATGCTTTAGATGTGTTAGTTGCAAACCCAACAAGTACTCCTGCTCTAGATTTTACATGGGCAGGTGATGCTACACAATATGTAGACGGTGCAGGTAATTTAGCTTTATTAACCTCAATACCAACCAACCTAATATTAACTACAACAGGAACTAGTGGTGCTGCTACTTTAGTTGGTAATACTTTAAATGTTCCTCAATATGCTTCAGGAGCAGTTACTATACTAGATAATGGTACATCATTAACAGCTGCAGTTCAATCAATTGATTTTGTAGGAGCAGGTGTAACATTAACAGAACCAACTCCAGATAATATAGTAGTTACAATACCTGATACAATTTATACAAATGACCCTGGTATTACAGTTGATAATACAACTAATAAGATAGGACTAGATTACTCAGGAACAGATAACTATATATACTTAACTAGCCTTAAAGCCCCAGATGCAACATCATTAATAAACTGGTCAGAAGCATCAGGTGCTACACCTATGGTATTTAATGCTTCAATTAGTGATATTGTTAATATTGGTTCAGCCGGTTGGGATTTACAAGGTGATATAGGAGCAGCTAAAAATATAGGTAATGGTGATATAGCTCTTATACAAGGTGGTGTTGCTCTTACTTCTTCAACATCTGGTACTAATGTTTTAACATTAGACTTAGATAATACAGCAGTAACTGCAGGAGCCTATACTAATGCAGATATAACTGTAGATGCACAAGGTAGAATAACAGCAGCAGCAAATGGCACCGGAGGAGGTGGATCAATGTCAAGCTTCTTTATAACAGATGGTGTTACAACTGAAGAAGTTGAAGATGCTAATACTATAACTTTCTCTGCAGCAACAGGTTCAGCTGGAGGAGGTTTAACAATTGATGTAACTGGAACGGACACTGTTACTATAGGTGTTGATACAGTAGGTGCTGACAATCTAATTATGGCTAGACCTACTCTTGCGGGTATTGCTAGTTTAGATTACTTTATGTTTAGTGATACTAACGGGGGTGATCAACTTTATAAGCAACAGTTTTATTTAATGCCAGGATACTATGCAGGTTTCTGGACAAGAGGAGATAATTTAAATACAGGTAGTGGTCTTGCTTCCCCAACAGATTTTGAATTAAATATTGAAGGAGGAATAGGTATTACAACTAATGCTACTACTGCTGGCTCAACTCCAGTTATTAATACAGTAGCTATAGACTTAGATAATACTGGTGTAACAGCCGGGTCTTATACCAATGCAGACATTACAGTAAATGCTCAAGGGCAAATTACTGTAGCATCTAACGGAACTGGAGGAGGTGGTATGACATCATGGACAGTACAGGCTGATGGTGGTACAGATCAGGTTATAACAAATGGAGATAAGTTAAACTTAATAGGAACAGCTCCTATTAGCACGTTTGCACAAGCTACAGATGAGGTAGTATTTACACATGATACATCAGGTGTTACAGCAGGAAGTTATACTAATGCTAATATTACTATAGATAATATGGGGCATATTACTGCTGCTGCTAACGGTACTGGAGGTGGAGTTACTGCTGTAAACTTTAATTTAGGAACAAGTACAGGTGCTCCTTTAAGTGGGATCATTAATGGTCAAGCTCTAAACTTAACATCAAATGTATTTACTGGAGGGACTAATGTAGGACATGTACCATCATATGGTTCTGATCCTGGTAGCCAAAAGTTTTATTTAGATGCAACAGGTCAATGGTCTGAGCCGGGTAGTACATCTATTATTGCAGGTTGTGGTATTAATAAAAATGGTAGTACAGTAAGTGTAGAATATGGACCTTTAGCAACAAACGTAATTAACTGTGCTGCAAATGGTATTAAAGAAAATGTAGATCTTGAAAAAGATACAATAATATATAATGATGTAGACTCAGGAGGTTTAGGAATTGATGAGGTAAAAGAATTAGTAATTGCTGATTTACTAGATAGAATGGTATCTAGAAGTACTTTTGCTCAGGCTGCAGCATGGTGTTCTTTTGATACAGGTGGAAGCATATTTACAAATTCAGGTAGATCAGGAATAGGTACATTATCAGTAACTAGTAATGGTACAGCATCATCTACTTTAAGTTGGACAACTCCATTATCAGGAACAAATTATTTAGTATGTTTAACAACTGAAAGTTCAACCACAGCTTTTCATACATATGTTAGACTAAAGACTACAACCAGTTGTATAATTGGTACAAATAATATTACTAATCCAAATATACCGGCAGCTACTTTAGTTAACGTTGTAATTTATGATGTTGGATTAAATACTATATAATAAAACTAAAATAAAAAGAAATGAGTGTTTATATACAAGAGGTCTTAGGGCTACTAAAAAGAAATAAAAAGAAGACAAAACTAGACAAAATGAGAGATCATTTTGAGTTTGGTAAACTTTATAATAACAGTTCCCTGAATACAGGTGCGGCTTATAACCCTAAGATGGAACCTTTTGTTGTGAAGTTTGGTGACTTAGTATGTGAAGTTACTGAGAACTTAACAAGAACACAACCTGGCTCAGGTAATTTAGGAGTTGTTCCTGTGTATACAACACCAGAAGGCTCATGTGCATGGGATACATTAATGGATTCTATCATAACACAAAATGCAGTAGGTGATACTATTAATATTGCAGGTGACTTATATGTACAAGGTACTATAACAACTCCAACATTAACAGAAGACCGTGTTGTTATTGTAGGACCAGGAGGTGTATTAGAAGATGATGGTAACTTTACAATGGATGGAGTTACATTTACTGCATTAGTAAATGTACAACATGGTAGTATTACAGCATCCCCAAATGTTCCAACAACTACTACAACTTTAAATTCAAATATTATACTTAATGGACCAGTAACTGACTCACAAGGAAATGTAGGTCAATTATCTCAAGTACTTGTAGGTTTAGGTGACGGAAGAGTTATATGGTCAGATGATGATGTTGTAGAAGCTTTGACTTATGGAAGTTTATGGCAAGGTAATATAAACAATTTAAAACAAGAGTTACCTATTGGAACAGCAGATCAGATTCTTATTTCTGATGGTACTACTTTTGCATGGCAAGATAATCCTGCTGCAATTGTAGGTGAAATATGTGCTGTATATAGAATTCCTTTATGGACACCTGATTCAAATACATTAGGTTGTTCTTTATTAATACAGGATGGTAACTCAACAACGCCTGCTACTAAGATTACTAATGATGGTAAGCTACAACAAACAAAAGAATTATTCTTAGATACAGTAGCACAAGATGATACTCTTACAGAAGTATTAGTAAGAGACACAGGTGCTTCTAATGAAGTTAAGTTTAGAGATGTAGCTACAATTGTTCCTCCTGTAGGATTTGATACACTTGTGATGAGTGATGTTAATGACTGGACACAAACTTACCTTAATGCATATGTACCTCTTGATGATACAAGTGTAGCATATATGCGTATTGGTGGTATGACAGGATTAACAGATGGTCAAGAAGGACACGTCATTGCAGAAAATGTAAAGAGTGGTGCTCTTCTAGCACAAGATGCTATTAGATTCCCAAATGGTTGGGGTATTCCGGGTGAACTATGGAACAATCAGGTATCATGGACAATAGGTGCCAATGGTATGAATGGATATAAAGATACAGATACACTGTTATTTGGTGAGACACTTAAATTTAAATATATAAACTACCAAGCACCCGGTCAAGCAAATAATGTTTTATTTTGGGATGCTTGTTGTAAACTTTATTCATCTAATCAATGTCCTGTAGGAACAAATCAAACACTTACAACAGATGAAAATATAGCTATATCAAGTCAAGCTGTAGTTGTTGATGATGGCTTTGGTGGATATGGTCTTACTTATGCATTACAAACTAATGTTAGTAATGGTACATTAAATTTCAATACAACTACTGGTCAATATACATATACTCCAGCTACTAATTATTTTGGTACAGATCAATTTACTTATACAGCAACTGATGGATATTGTACAACAGATCCTATTACTGTAACAATTATTGTTAATGCAGTAGCTGAACCACCTATATGGACTAGCTCATGTCCTGACACAAGTAGTCTTATAGCAGGAGATGTTTATACATATAATTATACAGTAAGTGATCCAGATCACGCATGTAACCAACTCAGTGTAAGTTTTACTTTAACAGATAATGCTACTGGTCTTCCGGCTACATGGCTAACTAATACGTATAATAATGACTGTACTGGTACTATAACAGGAACTTATCCTGTAACAGGTGGTGTATTCACATTAGCCTTGACAGTAACAGATACTGATACTCCTGCTAACTCTACAGGTCAAGTTTGTAATATAGCAGGTCTTGTCCCAGATAAGGATACATTCTTTAATTTCTGGTTTGATCTATCAGGATCAATGGATGATATTGTAAATACAATAGCATCAAACTCAAGTTTAGCAAGAGTATATTCTCAATCAGATACTGGTGGTACAGGTACAGGAACAAGTACTCTTCAAATGAATCCCGGCATAGGTGGTCTAAGAAGAGTTGACGTTCCACTAAATGTTGCTGCTGGATGGAATAGTAGTTCAACTAATGGAAATTCTTCATGGTGGTGTGTAAGACCAGGTATGAGTGTATCAGGTCCAGGAATTCTACCAGGAACGTTTGTTGCAGCTACAAACTTTACTGCTATACCGGGGCAAATGACACTAGAGGATGCCGGTGGAAACGCTATAATTCATACTGTAGCTGCAAATACAGAGTTAACATTTGAGTTAACTGCTACAATGATAGGTACTGATTATACTGATATAAATAATTTAAGAAATACATTCCAAGACTTTTATGCTACAGGTCAAACATATGCTCAAGAAACAGCAGCTGGTGTACCGCATAATTCAGCAACAAATGGTGTAGATGGATATAATTCACACATTATATGGTGTCATGATGCTACTGAACACCCTATAGATGGTTTAGCTAACAGGGGTTTAGGTCAAGCTGGTAACGGTGCTTTAGATGTTGGACCAGTTTCAGATACCTCTCAAGCAAACGCAGATTGGTTCTTTGATGCCACTCAAATTTTTATGTTTGCAATTTATGATGAGTCTTGTTGTGGTGGTGCTAGATATTTCAATTTTTGGGATACAAGAAATACAAGTACGGGTGGTGATACTGTAGGTGATACACAGAGAGTGGTTAATACATTTAATAATACATCTAACTCTGTAACTTTGAGAGGTATTTGTATGAATATGGAACCTAACGCTGGACCAGCAATGACAGGTATATGGGGTTATAATGGTGCATTTACTGTGGGTCTTAATACTCCTATCCCTTTCTCTGACCCTACAGTTGCTAGTGCTGCAATACCTGCAACTGCCTATCAAGGTACAAGTGTAGATACTCTATATAGTAATTATGCAGGAGGGAGTGGAATCAAAGCAATAAGACCTTATCCAACTACGGAAGTAGGATTCACACATAATGGCTATCTTGGTGTAGTAAGTAATAGTTCTGCTAATCCAGGTTCATATTATTTTAATGCTTTTAAAGCAGCATTATTAGATCACGGTTTAATACTATAATGATAATAAGAGATCTTCCATATAATGATAAAGGACTGGACTGGGTTGTAGATCAGTATAATAGAAATAGAGATTTTAAAGATCATATAACAATAGATGATCTTGCATCAGCTGAAAAATTAGCTGATGAGATTTCTTTCAGATTGATGGCAACAAAGAAGCATCCTGATTACGAATGGTTAAATCAAAAATTAATAGAATATGTCAAAGCAAGTAACAAATAAAGCAACTGACCCAATGAGCCCACACAGCCCTAAAGTAAAGGCTGGTGGCTCAGTAGTAGTTGATAAGTCAACAGGTAATGGAGGTTTTGCAACTGGTGGTCAAACTAGTACAAGTAATATGTACGGTATACTATCAGGTAACTTTGAGAGTAAAGACTAAGAAGGCCAGATTATTACTAAATCATCTTTCATTTTCTAGTTCTTTTTCTAAACACGCAAGAGCACGCCATGCTACTTTTGCAGTATGACGAATGCCATCATCATCTATAGTACCTGCATCAATCAGATGCCTAGCTAATGCATCATAGTCATCAGTAGACTTATTACGATCCCAATGCAATGGCTTATCAGGATGATGCTGTTTGTTCCCTTGTAATGATACACGAGCTATTTCCATAATAGCTTTGGGAAAATATTTTAATACGCCAGTAAAGACTGGTCTTTCTTTTCTTTCTTCTGCTTTCATTTATCTTTATTTTTACGGTAATCAAGTATAAATCCAATTAGGACGAGCATGTTCAATCCTAGACTTACTATAATTTCATGGATATCTTTATAAACATTTACGCTTAGATGTATATGTCCAACGATCCAGAACGGTATTGCCATTTGCTGACTGTACCATATTAATGCAAATTCTAAAAACTTTTTCATGCTAACCAATCTCTTATACTTTCTCTACTAGAACTCTTTATAGTTATGAATATCACCATAACTTCACTCCAATAATCTATGAGCAAATCATGCTTCATATTTTCACAGAAGTACTGCAACTGTAGGATATGTATATGCCCATCAATAGGGCCCAGCTTTTCATATATGCTGTTTGCTCTTTGTTCCGGTTCTGTCATTAGAGTATTTTTCCAATTCATAATTAAACAGGTGAGGAGGCCCATACAAAGGTTAAAAACATTTAATAATTATTAATTGGCATACGCCTCTTTGTATGGTTGGTTTTGCCTCCCTTATTTATTCACCCAGTTTTTTATTGAAGATTAAATATCCAATGGCTATAGTAAGTATTATAATAGTTACTGTTTGCCAAGGACTCATAATCTACCCATATACATTTCATGAATCAGTCTCTTGCTTGTGATATCTTCATCAATGACTATATCAACTGCGTCTTCCATTGTTATATCTATTAACTTTGGATCTGTATTTAACTCTACACCATTATACAAATTCTTGTTAATCAATTCCACTGTAATAAAATCATGAAAGTTCTGTTGATCATTTAACCAGTCCCGTGGGTGTGCTTTCTTTAATGCATGCGTTACATGATTATAAAAGGCCCATGCACTGTAATTACCCTGACCATAATCAAAAGATGGTTTGTCCATCTCTTTCTTAATCATGGATGTTTGCTGTGTGTCAAGAAGATCCTCATCAATAAACAATCTTCCTACTAGCTCTGACTGTTCTTTACAACTAATATTTATAGATTTAAGATATTCTTTATCAGCAATCAACCTTTTGTAATACTTCTCAGCATTCTTTATTTGGTCTGACATATGAATCTTAGTATCCATATTGGCTGTACCAGTATGTTTTCTATTATAATTCATCATGTCACCTGCAATCATACCGTTACCACATACTTTTACATATGCACCAACACTACATTGGAATCTAGTACTCTTGTCATAAGAGTTGGTCCAGGCAAACATCATACCCAGCTCTTCTTCCTGCATTGCAGTATCATCCGGGTTTGTTGGCCTTAAATAATAGATCCCCTGTGCTACATTAGCATTCATATTAGATCTATAGACTTCATTAATTATAGAGAATCCACTTGTTTTAAGTAGATTCTTTGCGTTATCTATCACTTCTTTGTGTGATATAACTGTATAAGATTTACCGTGTACTGGTAAAGGTTCATTTTCTAGATATGCTCTAGTAACTTCTTTTGGTTTTGTGTATCCCATATTGTAAACTTATTTAGTGTAAATATACTAAATTAATCTGACTCAGCAAATTAAAATATATATCTTATTGTTTCTAAAGGAAAATACTTCTGATATATCTTCTTAAATTCATGTAACAATCTACCTTTATGCTCTAAAGGATACCTCATTACACCGGTTTGATTCTTAACTTCACTTGAGCGTCTCATCAACTCCTTTGCTTCTGGTGAAGCCTTGGCCATTTGATGCTTATGATTAGTTAATGCTATTACCTCACACTTATTTATGCCTGCATATGCATTTACTTCAGAAAACAAATCATTGTACTCTTCTTTCCAACCTGGATAAAAGACAAGAGGGCTATAATTTAAATGTACTTCCCAGCCCAATTTCTTGAGTCTATTAACATCAGTTATACGGCTCTCTATTGCCTGCATCTTAGGTTCTAATATATTAGAATACTTCTGAGGCATAAGACTAACACGAACCCTTGGTGGTTTATTAAAATGATTTACATCTAACTTCAATAAACCTGGATACTTTGTAGCCATAGTAGTATTAAGCTGCGGGTGATCATCATAACGTTTAAGATAATCAATCAACGGTTCTGGCATATGTTTTTGCATCATAACTAAATCTGAGTTACATGCTACATCTACCATAGTATATATAGGGTCTTGCTGATCAGGATTCTTAAAGTAACCTTTTTCCCATTCAACAACAGACTGAAATATTTCATCAACGTTTTCATTGACAAAGACTCTTTTACCATTATACCTTGACATATAACAATAAGTGTCTACACAGCCACCAAAGCAACCATAAATGATGTTTGGAGCTATGCAGTTTGCACTATTGTTATTTGGTTTAGTAACTAAAGTCTTAGTCTTTTGGACTTTAATCATTAAAATAATTTTAATTGATTAGCTGATACAGATAATATACTATCTATCTCAGACTCAATTGCTTGCAAGTAGTAAACTTTATTGATATTATAGTTTTCCCATTTAGGTTCTACTTTCATATCATTATATACTGTTTGCAACCAGCGGCCTGCTTCTAGTTGTATCTCTCTACCATCTTTCTTATTTACTTTTGTAATCTTAACACCTGACTTAGAAATAAAGTATCTATTAATCTTTTGTAGATCTTCTTCTTTAAGAACACCATTTTCAATAGATCTAGCCACTTGTTTCCAATCACCTTTAGATTTACCACCAATACAATAATCTAAAATATTCTTATTTGTATCTAGATAATCATGAGGCAAGACATTATTTACAAAGTATTCATAAATAGCCTTTGGTATTACGAGTTTAGACTTGTTCTTATGTAACTGTAGATCATGGAAATCAAAACGTCCTTTTAGTTTTACAGGAGCAAAGCTAAACTTATCATTATCTACTTTAAATACATAATGAGGCTGACTCTGCTTGATCTCTCTCCACTTTGTTATATCTACTTCTACAAAATTATTTACGCCTATGTAATTATTTACATCAGAAAGAACTAGTTTTTGATATTCATCATGTTCTAATTCTAGATTGGTATTTTTCTCCCACTCTTCACATATTTGCATATATAAATCTGTGTGTTCTCTAGGAATGATTGTTTCTACACCATCTGTGTTATGTAATAAAGGAACTGCATTTGGTATCCTTTCCATAATTTGCTCATAAAGCATCATTAAAGTTAGCTGACCATTAATAGTAATCTTTAAACATAACTCTGGATCATAAAAGAAACTGTTCTCATCATTACTAAGACCAAAAGTTGAATTAAGTATAATCTTATATACATAGTTCATTGGGTTGCTCTTAGGAATCTTTTTTCTTTCATTAAAGAACCACTCATACTGATTGCAAAACTCTTCTTTAGGAAAGTGACCTGGTGAAAACTTATTTCTAATAGCTAGATTAGGATAAAAACTAGTAACATCTGATGACATTATAACCATATCATCATCTGATTCATACACACCTTTGCTAGCAGCACCATGAACACCACCTAAACCAAAATCTGTTTTCACATTCTTATAGTTGACGCTATACTTAAAGTTACCCTTAAGTCTTGATCCATCAACTTCTAGAGATTTAAACCTTTCATGTAATGTCTGGAATTCAGGAGACGTAAACTTAATATAAGGTAATATGATATCAGATATTTTGATGCTATCTCTTCTGGTTCTCATCTGCCTCAAGTCTCTCTTTTGAATGTTTAACTTTTGTGTCAGATAATATCCAAAGAGTTCCTTGCTAATCCTTGGTTCAGATGCACTGTATAGATTAATACCATAAGTATCTGTTAGCTCCTTACGTAGTTTAATCTGTGACTTTGACCTATTAAATATTTCTTTAGTTGACTGGACATCATTAACATTATATTCAATGATAGTATCAATCTCCTCAAGAGTTTTAATCTCAGTTGTATGATTTATAGGCATGTCCAATATATTCTGCCAGTCCATACTGTATTGTATCCACTTAAGACTAGAACGTTTAGCCGGGTTATCCCAATGATGTAACTTAAATAGATCTATTTGACCTATCTTCATTTTCCATATGGGGTAATCCATAAACTCCTTGTTATTAGACTTATTGATACAGTACTGTGCGTACTTATAAATTATATTTGCTATCTCACATCCTTTAAGATTATCCCATAGGTAATGATTATCTATTATATACTGAGTGATTTGACCATCAAATG